GAATCTAAAAACATTAAATAGCTCCACTAGTAAACTTTCTCCAATCAATGGCGTCTTTAATTAAAAAACCCCTATTACTTATCTGTCTAATAGTTCTATCTAAAAAGTCAACGGTTGTTTGTAGATAATCAACCTTTTGTTTTTGTCTTTGTAAATCTTCATCTGAATCTAAATATTTGTCAATATCTGTTTTTAGTATTTTTAAATCAAATGGTTTTAAAGCATAAACTTCAGCAGGTGATTTGCCTGTATAATATTCCCACTTATCTTTTTTAAGTGAATTATATTCTGTTTCCGCTCTACTTAACATTAACTTAAACTTAGTTAAGTATTTCATATATTTGTTGTGTAGTTGAGGTGTTTTAAGAGCTTCTAAATCAAGTTCTGTATCATTAATTTTTAAGTCTTTGTCAACCAATTCTTGTAATTGTTCTAAATCCATAATATCTCCATTATATCACAAAACCTTTAAATTGTAAAGGTTATTAAGATGTTGTTACTGAGGTTGTTGATGAACCTACGTTAGCAAAATCGTATATTTTATAATTAAATGTTACAGTTGCCGTTAGATAATCTACATCACCAGCTTGTTGGTCATAACTTAAACCAGTCAATGCTGTTGGAAATAAATCTCTAAATCTAACTTCAACTATAGGGTTGTTTTTACTTGTTAGTATTGATAGTGTAGCGTCTGAATAAGTTCCGCCTGCTTGTGTAGAACCATATTTTACTTTACCTGGTTCTGTAGAAACTGAATTTGTTGTACCAGGAAATCTATCATTACCTGCTGATGCTAAGTTTCTGTATTCATCATAACCTCTAGGAAATCCTAAACCTACTATCCAACCGTGTATCTCTTGGTAGTTTTCTAAGTTTTCATCTACCATAAAAGTCATTGTCAAAGTATCGTAAGTGATACTATCTCCAGGAAGTGGTATATCTCTAAATGGTGTAGGTTGTCTAACTGAACCTAATGATATTCCAGGTATGTTTACAGCAGTACAAAAGTATTCTACTTTAGGTAATTTAATTATACTAAACTTAAACTGTGTAGGACTAGCATAATCTTGGGCAGTTGGTTGTCTAGCAAGTGAATTAATTATAGTCATAGAAGTATTTATATGCTAAAAAAAAGGGGAGGTTTTAACGCCTCCCCTTTTGTAAGTTGGTAATCCAACTGATATTACATTAAGTTAGAAACTTTAACTCGTCTGTAGTATCTGTTTGAATTTAAGTTACCAGCGTCATTAACCGCAGTAGCAGCACCAGAGATAGCTCCAGTTTGTGCGAATGGGTTAGCAACTAAGCCGTATCTTGTCTTAAATCCAATTTTTGGTTGGAATGTGTCTTGTCCAACAGCTCTTACCATTTGTAGTGGTACGTATGGGCAGTAGAATATACCAGCATCATACGGAGATGTACCTTTGTATCCAACAACGAAATACTGGCTAGCAGTATTGTTTGCTGAATATGGATCAATGTACACTTTAAATCTACCGTTTAATACACCAGCAAATGTGTTGCCTGTGTCGTCAACGTTTAGACTGTTGTTAAGAGCAGGAGTGTAGTCAAGTACACCAGCCATTTGTAAAGCAGACGCAACGTCTGATGAACAGATGATGATGTTACCTTTTCCTCTACGTGTTCTTTGAGCGATAGCGTTAGCTTCTCTCTCAACTTGGAACATAAGACCTTTAAATCTCTCAACTGACCATCTACCGTTAGAGTCTGTATCTAAATCAAATACACCTTCAGTAGTTGTGTTGACTGTTCCTGTATTAGCAGAAGCACCTTTTTCAGCAACTGAATAGATTGTTCTAACTACTTCTCTATTGATTTCAGCTAAGATTTCAGCAGATAGGATGTTAGCCAATTCAGTTTCAGCGTCTAAGCCGTGAATAGCTTTAAGGTCTTGTGCTAATTCCATAGTGTACTCAGCCTTTAAAGCTCTGCTTCTAGCAGTCACAGTTGATTTCTCAATTGAGAACGCCATTTCAGCAAAAGCATTATTGCCTGAATCACCTAGAGCTTCAGCAGTAGCTGTAGCCATACCAGTACCAGTTGTGTAAGCACCAGCAGGTGAATCGTTAAGTACAGCAGGATTAGTTCCTGACTGAGCAGATGAACCTTCACCACCTACACCAGGTAGTGTTGAGTCACCAGCAGCATTTCTACTAGAAAAATCAGTATCAGCTTCGTTAAATAATGCCTCAGCACCAGTTTGTGAAGTGTATCTGCTTCTCATAGCAAAAATTAGACCAGTTGGACCAGTCATTGGTTGTACGCCAGCAATATCGTAAGCGATAAGGTTTGGCATTGCTCTTCTAACTAAAGAAATTAGGATTGGATCCCAATTTGAGATAGAAGAACCAGTAGCATTTGTTGGAGCAGCTTCATTTAAAAAAGCAGCATCCTCTTTTAGTGCTCTCTCTTGGTTCTCAAGGATAACACTTGTAACGGCACGTCTGTATGAATCCGTGATCTTTGGAAGATCAGCGTGTTCTAAGACTGGCTGCCATTTTTTTTCGTAAGTTTCAGATAAGTACATATCTTTCTCTCTCCTCTATTATTTTGACAACTTAATGTCTTTTGTTTTTGTAATAGCGGCGGTATAAGCAGCCATCGCTTCTGACAAATCAACGTTTGTTGTTTCTTCGCCTACCGCTACATTATCAATGTCATTCTCTTGTTTGACTTCTTTTTTACCAAAGTAAGATTCTTTAATAGTTTCTACTTTAGTTTTGAACTCTTTAGAATTTGAAAACTCAACTTCTTCAGCAAGTTTGTTAAACTTTTCTTTTTGAGTATCTGTTAAATCAGCAGATGCCTCATCAATAATGTCTTGTTTTACCAATTCACCATTTTCTTTATTCAGTTCAACATTCTTTTCAATCTGTTCGTTAAGTTTTTTCTCTAAGTCTTCAATTTTAGAAGCTTGATCTTCGAGCACATTATATTTTTCATCTGGAACGTCAATGTAGTGATCTTCAAATAATTTTTTCAAACCACTAATGAAGTCCTCAGCAATTTCTCCCTTAATGCCTCGCTCAACAGCAAGAGTGTTTTCTTTCATCCATTCTTCTACTACGTAAGATAGATAAGAGTCAACTTTCTCTACTAATTCAGCTTTAGCACTTTCGGATTCTTCTTTAAGCTTTTGCTCATAGCCTGCGTTCATCTTTTTCTTCATTTCTGAAACTTTTGATTTCAGAGCAGCTTCAAAGATTGTAGCAGCTTTTGACTTAAATTCCTCAGAAAGACCTTCGTCAGCAGTTAAAGCCTCAACGTCAGCAGAAACATCAATTGTTTCATCTTCTTCGTTTACTACTTCTTCTTTGACTTCGTCTTCTTTGATTTCTTCGGAACCATTGTCAACAGCAGTTTCGTCTTCCTCTTTAAGTTTTGGCATTGCGTCAGCACTACCTTGACTTTTTTGTTGAGGATCGCCAGAAACTTGCTTAGTTTTTTTCGTTGCGTCTGGATTGCTGTCTGTTGGTTTTACAACAGCAGGACCTAAATCTTCTGCCTCGTTTGACAATTTAGAAGGTTCAGCCGCTACAGCATTTTTCTTAGGAGCATCTGCTTGAGGGTTAGCAGCGTTTGCTTCGCTAACTTCTTTAACAGCTTCCTGTTCCAACGCCTCGATGTTTTTTTCTGTTTCGGCCATTAGAAATCTCCTTATTAAAATAACTAGTTATTTCGTTTTTTGTTAATAATATTTATAAAATTAAAGTTTTTTAAGAAACGATTCAAACACTTTTAGCTTAGTTTCTTCTAAAGCTCTTTGTTTCGCCTCTCTCACTTGTCGCTTCCAAGCTTGTATGTCTTTCTCTACGAGAACGCCATTTTCCCAAACCCACTCCCTCGATTCCATAATGCCTTCAACGAAAGCATCAGGTGCCGACGGATCAGCAACTATATCAGCGGCAGTAGCTAAGTAAAAGTCATCTTTTACGTAGTTCGCACCGTTTCTTTGAAGTAATGAACCCATACCTCGACTTGAAACACCCAATTGAGCGCCCTCATCTATAAGACCTTTTACAATCTTACCATATGGAGTATCCATTATCTTCGCTTCACCAACAAAGTTATTGCCATCTGGTGATAACTTAGTAATCATATGTGATACTCTTTCTAAGTTAACAGTTGGACCATCTGGATGTCCCAACTCGCCAAAAGCACGTTTTTTATTGATAAACTCTCTATTGTATCTATTCACTTCCTTTTCCAAAATTTCTTTTGGATAAACTCTTCCATTTCTATTTTTTACATTTGACTGTAAAAAGATACCTCTAATTTTATAATTCTTTTTGCCGTTTGTTTCTTCAACTAGATATTCGGCGTTAGATACTTCTTCGGAAATTAGTTTCATTTTTTCTCTCTTATTGTACTACTATTTATAAGTTTTTTGTCTTAAAACCTTAAAAATATTAACTTCTTGGTGAACCTACAGCACTTGCGTGTCCATCAGCGATAGTTACTAAATCTTCGGGTGCTTTTTCAATGATAACTGTATCTCCAGCAGCGTGTAAATATACTTGTCCTACAACTGTACTATCAGAACCTTTTACAGTCACAGTTTGTGTTGCGCCTGTAGCAGTAATTCTAACAAATTGGGCTCTACCAATATTGTCGTCTGACGGATTATTTACGACACTACCTTTTACGATAAATGTTTGTGCCATTTTATTTTTCTCCTAATTGTTCTTCTAATTCTCTATCAAAGTATTCTTCAATAGATTTAATACTAATATTATGAAATTCTGCTACTTCTTCAATAGCACGATCAAATTTAGTTACAATATAACCTGATTCTTTTTCAATCAGTTTATATACATCATTAATAGCTTCTTTCATCACAGGCGATAAATTTTTATATGCCTTTGAATTAAAAGTTTCTGTTTTCAAATTATTAAGCATTGTCATTGGTCAAATCTATATCTGCTTGTCCATCTTTGTTTAAAGTTGGCGAAACTGAACCATCTTGGTTAAAAGTACCTGCGTCAGCAATCACTGGTTTAGGATCACTAAATGCTTGTGCTTCAGGATTTAAAGTTGTTTGACCTGGTGTTTGAGTTTCATTTGTTCCATTAAACAAAGAACCAGCCAATTCTTTTCTTCTAACATCTAAAGCATCACCTACTTTTGCTCTTAAAGCATCTTTAAAAGCTTCTCCAGCATCGGCATTATTACCGTCTGCTAATTTGTCTATAAAGTTTTTTACTTCTTCACTCATTATTCATCTCCTATTGTCTGTGTTTCAGGTGAAGATATAATACCATCATCAATTTCTTTTTTGATTTGATTATCCATATCTTCAATTTCTTTTTCGTTTTGTTTAAGTATATTCTTTCTAACATACTCAACTGAGAAATACTTACCAATGTAATCTCTCATTTCGTTAGCTAGTGCTAATCTTTCTCTTA